ACAAAAACCTCGGCGTTGACCACGCTTTCGACGCCTTCGGCTACATGTGCCTCCAACAATTCAACCTCGCCAAGATCGGCACCCTCGGCCAAACCTCCTACCGCCTCTACTAATCCCCCATAAACTACGTATATCGCTGGAGCCCCATGCCTCTAAAGCGCGGTTATTCCGAGAAAACCATCTCCGAGAACATTCGGATGCTGGTGAAGGAGGGTTATTCCCAAAAACAAGCCGCCGCTATTGCGTATGAGACCGCCCGCAAAGCCAAAAAGTCCGCTTCCAAGAGGAAGAAGTAGTTATGGCCGCCAAAAAGAAGGGTCTTTACGCAAACATCGCCGCCAAACGCAAGCGCATTGCTGCTGGCTCGGGCGAAAAGATGCGTAAGCCCGGCACTAAGGGCGCCCCAACCGCCAAAGCCTTCAAGGAAGCCGCCAAAACCGCCAAAAAGAGGAAGAAGTAATGGCCCTCATCGTCTCCCGTGGCACCAATATCGTCGAGTACCACGAATCGACCCCCCTCACCTCAGTAAACGACGCCCTGGAGGTCCACGCCGACAGCAGCGAGTTCACCTTTGCCGCCGTCGTAACGGGTGGCGCCAACTTCACCCTCGCCTTAGAAACCAACTTTAACGGCGGCAGCACCTGGTTCGAGCTGGATACCAGCAAAACCATCAACTCCAACGGCCAATACATCTACTTTTACACAGGAAAACCCTGTAACAAGATCCGTATGCGCGTCGCCTCCATCAGCTCTGGAACCCCGAGCATCACGCCCCACATCGGCGTCGCATATCACGGCTAATGATTGAAACAGTAAGCGGCGGTTGTATCCACATCGAAATTGACGCCGAGGAGGGTACAACCACCGCCACATTTGTCTTTGCCACCCCCAACGACCCCGCAATCCTTGGCGCGTTCGTCTCTAAGCTGGCACAAGGCATCGAAGTTCTTATCCCCATCGAAGAGGAGGACGACACAGATGACGATTGAGTATCGCGGCGAAAAATTTGACGGCTACAACAAACCCAAACGCACCCCAAAACACCCCAATAAATCACATGTAGTCCTCGCAAAAGAGGGCGACAAAGTAAAACTTATTCGTTTCGGCCAACAGGGAGTCTCTGGATCTCCCAAACGAGAGGGTGAATCAGCTGCTGCACGTGCCCGCCGGGAATCTTTCAAAGCACGCCATGCAGCTAACATTAAAAAAGGAAAGATGTCGGCTGCCTACTGGGCAGACCGGACTAAATGGTGACTAAATGACTTACTCCGTCCCCGGCAGAATCCGCACCCACCTCGTCAGCTCCACCTACATGGGCGGCACTGACAACCCCTTCACCCGCACCCAAGCGGTGATGGACCAGATGAAGGGCTGGGAAATCATGAAAGCGGTGACGCTGGGCACGGAATACCTGCGCGAAAACAGCGAAGCCTTCCTCCCCCTGGAACCCCGCGAGGACTATTCGGCGTATTTATCCCGCGTCAACCGCGCTGTTTTCTCTCCTTATACCCAGCGTCTAATCCGCGCCGCCGCAGGCCTCATCCTGCGCAAACCCATCACCCTGCTGGGCGACCCCTACTGGCGCGAGGTTTTCTCCAAAAACGTCGATGGCTGTGGCTCCGACTTAGACGAGTACGCCCGCCGCGCCCTGATCTGCGCGTTGACCTACGGCCACAGCCACACACTGGTCGATTTCCCCGCCCCCACTGGCGCCCGCAGCCTTGCCGAGGAACGCGCCCTCAACCGCCGCCCCTACTGGATCGAGGTTGACCCCGCCAACATCTACGGCTGGCGCCTAGACCGCGAAGTCAACTATGGCGACCTAATCCAGGTCCGCATCGCAGAAAAGGCTGTCCTCCCCGACGGTGAGTTTGGCGAGAAGGTCTACGACCAAGTCCGCGTCATCGAACCCGGTCGTTACCGCATCTACCGCCAAACCGAAACCAAGAAGCAGCAAGTCGGCGGCTTCCCCTATCCCAACGCCTTCGATGCCACGACCAGCACTTCTGACTTCGAGCTGGTGGAGTCCGGCGATTACAGCCTGGGTCAAATTCCGCTGGTCACGCTGTACTCCAACAAGACCGACACGATGGTCAGCAAGCCCCCACTGCTGGACATCGCTTATCTGAACCTGGCCCACTTCCAGCGCCAAGCCGACCTCATCCACAGCCTCCACGTCGCCTCCCAACCCATGCTCGTCCTAGAGGGCTGGGACGACCAAACCAAGGACATGGCAGTCAGCGTGAACTACGCCATCGCCACCCAACCGGGCAACAAGGTCTACTACGTGGAGCCGGCATCCAGCGCCTTCGAGGCTCAATCCAACGAGATCCGCGAACTGCAGCAGCAGATGGCAACTCTGGGCATCAGCACCCTGAGCCAGCAGAAATTCGTCGCCGAATCTGCCGACGCCCGCCGCCTCGACCGCGTGGACACCAACTCCATGCTGTCGATGGTCTCTATGGACCTCGAACAAACCCTCCAGCAAAGCTTCAACCTCGCCGCCAACTACCTCCAGCTGGAGCCACCCGAGGTCAAGATCAGCCGCGACTTCGACATCGACCGTCTGATCGGCCAAGACATCACCGCTTTGACCGCACTCTTCGGCCAAGGCGTGCTGGACCGCGACGAATTCCGCCAAATCCTCGTCCAAGGCGAGATTCTGCCTACTTCCCAGGAGTCAACCGCCGAGGAAGAGCTACTGGAAACCCCCGAACAGGAAGCCGTAGAGGACGAAATGCTCTAGTGCAGTAAAGTAATACTGCATCTCTACCTTTGTCATGGCCCAATCGCTTGACAAAGTTCTGCAACCTGACGGCACCTACAAGTGGCAACTTGTGGAGCTGAATGATGTCTACGTGGGACGGGCCAAGCCCGAACCTGCGCAGAAACCTGCAGAACAGCCACGCTCCAAGCGTCGCACCAAGGCTGAAGAAACCATTTCCCAAACCGCTGAATACGAGTTCTAAGTATGGAAGAGCAAGTCATCCAGGAGACACCCGTGGTGACTCCTGACCAGCCCGTGGCTGGACTCGACACCGCTCCACAACCTGACCAATCCGTCCAGCTTCGCGCTGAGTACGAAGGTCAGATTGCAGCCCTCAAATCTCAAGCTGTCGAAGCCGAGGAAAAATTCCAAGGCATCAAAACCAAGCTTGACGAGGTCTACAAAAAGCAGGACGACCAGCGCAAGAAAACGCTGGAAGACCAAGGTCAGTGGAAGGATCTCTGGGAGGAAGCCAACAAAACCGCCCAGGACAAAGACCTTCAAATCGCCGACCTAAACCGCCAGCTCGAAGAACTCCGCACTTCTAACGAGCAGGCCACCGTCCGCACCAGCGCTCTCGCCGCGATCAGCCAATCTGGCGCAATCAACGCAGAGCAAATGCTGCAGCTCTTGCAAACAAACCTCCGTAAAGATGACACCGGCAAGGTCGTCATTTTGAACGGCGGCGTGGAGCAAGACATCACCGCCTACCTTTCCAACCTGAAGAATCCCGGCTCAGGATTCGAGCACCATTTCAAGCCCAGCAGTGCAGCTGGAATGGGCGCCAAGCCTACTCCCAACTCCACAATTGCCCCTGGAATGGCTAACCCATGGAAGGAAGGTAGTATTAACTTAACGAGGCAAATGGCCTTGGAAACCAGCGACCCCGATCTTGCAGCTGTGCTCAAGAGAGAAGCGGGCCGCTAAGTCCCCGTGGGACACCACTCAAGTCTGTGACTTGAACACCCAACACCACCCACCTGGAGTTTGAAGTGGCCGCACCATTTCAGAATTATTCCGGCGGTGTCCTGCTCGCGGACATCGTCAAGAGGAATAACCTCAGCACCTACGTGTCTGAGGCGATCAAGGAGCGCAGCCTGTTCGTCAAGAGCGGCGCTGTCCTGCGCAACAACCTGCTGGATGCCCGCGAAGGCGGCACCCGCATCCAAGTTCCCGAATTCAACCCCGTGTCTCCCACCGAGGAGATCATGGACGGCACCGCCACCTGGGGCACCAGCACCGCTGGCTACCTGACCCCCCAGAAGATCGGCACCGCCACCCAAATTGCTTCGATCATCCACCGTGGCTTTGCCTACGCCGTGGACGACGTGGCAATGCTCGCAGCTGGGGAAGACCCCATGCTGCACATCCGCAACCAGCTGGCTGACGCCATCAACAAGCTGAACAGCGCCCGCCTGTTCTCCCAGCTTGCCGGTCTGTTTGGCACCGCTCTGTCCTCCCACTCTCTGGACAAAGCTGTTGGCGCGACCTCCGGTCAAACCGAAGCCAACTACCTGACCGCCGCCACCGTTGCCGAGGCTCGTGCAGCCCTGGGCGAGCGTGGTGACGAGCTGGACATCCTGGTTGTCCACCCCTCCGTCGGCTTCTACCTGTATCAGGTTGGCCTGCTGACCTTCTCCACCTCCGCACTGGCCGCTTCTGGCGCCGTGACCTGGGGTGGCGGCGGCGTTGGCGTCGGTGCTCGCAGCATCGGCGAATTCGCCGGCATGAAGGTGATCATGGACCCTGCGGTCAACACCGTGCGTCCTGGCACCTCCACCCACGTCAGCGAGTTCCGCTGCTTCCTCGCCAAGAGCGGCAGCATCCTCGAAGGCGTCCAGCAGGACCTCCGCATCGAGGCCGACCGCAACATCCTGTCCAAGCAGGACGTGCTTTCGGTTGACTACCACGGCGCCTACCACGTGATGGGCACCAAGTGGGGTTCCGCCTCGGACAACCCGACCAACGCAGCCCTTGCCACCTCCGGCAACTGGACCGCAACCTACGACGTTGACCTGATCCCCCTGGTCGAAGTCATCGTCAACACCCCCCTCGACACCACCGCTATTCCTTAAGCCTCGGTGTTATGAAAGCGGCCCCACTTCGGTGGGGCTTTTTTATTGGCGCTACACTGCAAGAAAGTACGTGTAGTAGCTGTGGCCGCCGTTATCGACGCTACTTTGAGCGGAGCTTCGGCCAACAGCTATGTAACGCTGGCCGACGCCAACTCATATTTCGAGACTGTCCCCAACTCCGCCACCTGGGACGACAAGACCGACGACCAAAAGAACCGCTCCCTGATCTCCGCGACTCGCTGGATTGATAGCCTGAACTTTTACGGCGACCGCTGCGACAACGACCAAGCCCTGAAGTGGCCCCGCAACAATTACCACGTCGATCAAGTCGAGCTGGTCTGCAGCCTCATCCCAGCCGACATCAAATACGCCACCTACGAGCTGGCACGTGCTCTAGCCAACGACACCGACGCCGTCACCGGCAACACGGGCACCACCGGCCTCTATGACGAGGTCAAACTCGGCGATCTCCAAGTCAAATACAGCCAAACCTCCCAAGCTGTTGGCACCATCAACAACATCTTCGATGTTTATCCTTGGCTGCAGTCTTATCTTGGCGCTTACTGCCTTGGAGGCAGTGGTGGCTATCAGGTTCGTGTTGTGAGGGGTTGAGATGAGCCTCGTCGATTCCACATTTGCCGCAATTCCCGCCCAACTATTAGCGGACTGGGGACAAAATGTCACCTACCTAAAAGCAAATACCTCTCCCACGTATAACGCAACCACGGGCCAAGTCACCGGAGCCGACACCAGCCTTACCGTCCGCGCCCTAATCTTCCAAGCCAACCCGGAAGAATTCGAGGGTTTCTATCAAACAAACGACCTAAAAGTCATCATCGGCAACGCCGAGCTGGAGCAATACGTCCCAAGCATCCGCGACCGCATCCAGTACACCGAAAACAGCGTTACCAAAACAGGCCGCATCATCAGTTGCAAGACATCTCGCGGCGAAAACCCGATTGTCCACACAATCCTATTGAGGCCGCAGTAATGGCCCGCAATCAAGTCTGGGAACTCCTGAAAGACCTTGACACGTTGGCAGTCAGCCTCGGATATAACGGCCCCGCCAAAGCTGCCGAGTCTGTAATCAGCGATCTCCAAGCAATCGGTCCAATTTGGACAGGTAAGTTCTCAAACTCCTGGCAAATAACCACTCCCACCGGAGTAATCAGCGGCGGCACCGGAGCAGTCGGCCCCGCCAAACCTGTCGGCGCACCTCTACTAAAGGGTAAAGACTTCGCCCGCATTGTTTCCGCTGGCGCGCGACCTTTCCGCATCCACAACACAACCAACTACGCCGACCAAGCAACGGACCTAGCGCCATTCCGTCCAACCGGCCGTGTCCCCGACCCAATGGTCGGCAACTTCGTGATGGAGCAAGGCACCCGTCCCGAAGGCGGCCTCCGTGGTGAACTTATCGGCGAAGGTATCAACGTCAGCACAGCTAAATTGGATTGGTTCACCAACTATGCAGGCGGCGGACAACTCGACAAGACGGTGGCACGTGCCATGCGTAAAAACGTCCGAGGTTTTAGACGATGAACTACCAAGCAATCCGCGCCTCCTTAGAAGCCAGCCTGCTCACGGCCTATAACGATCTGGACCCAGCTGTCCCGGTTTACTTCGACAACGTCATCAACGACAACCAAGACAGCGTCGATGAATACGTCCACATCAACATCCAGTTCGGATTAACAACCGAGCCCACATTGACCACGAGTCACGACATGGTGCGTGGAACAATCGTGATCCGCACTTACACAGAAAAGGGTAAAGGTCCCGCCCGCAATCAAACTTTGGTCGATACCGCCTTCACCACTCTTGGCGCGATCAACAACACCGCAAAACCCACGAGCGGCGTTTACACCCGTCTTGGCTCTATTGACGGCCCCAGCTTCAGTCCAAGTTTCGGCGGCACCACTCCTGATCAACAGTCTCGCCGTGCATTTACGCCATTCTTTATTTCACGGATAGAAGCTAGCTTCAAGTCGCAGGTTATTTCTTAACACCTACCCACTGGAGCTAACCTGTACTAAGCCGGGCAGTGCCCGCGTTCTGTCTATCCATAGGTACTACCCATGGCCACCGTCCTTTCGGGCACCTCCGGCGCCCTGTACTACTCCCCTGCTGGCACCAAAGCCACCTTCGCCGAAACCGCCGTCACCGTCGCTGACGACGAAATCACTGTTGCTTCCTACCTGAACTTCCAGGTGGGCGACCCCGTTAAGTTCAGCGTGGTTGATGTCAACACTGGCGCAACCGGCACCGGCACCCTGCCCGCCGGCATCACCGCAGGCACCACCTACTACGTGATTGCCTACACCGCCAGCACTGGTGTGCTGCAGGTGTCTGCAACTTCGGGTGGTTCGACGATCACCATCACCGACGATGGCACTGCGGTTTCGCCTAACGCCTTCCAGGTCGAGTATGCAGCTCCGGCTGTTGTCGGATCGGTACGCGAATGGTCCTTTGAGATCACCCGCAGCGAGATCGACGTGACCACCATTGGTCAGACCATCGGTCAATACGCTCCTTTCCGCAGCTACATCACCGGCTTCGCCGACGGCTCTGGTTCCGCCACGGTCTACACGACCGACGACGACACCACGCTGTCCAGCCGGATGATCGAGGACGTGATCCAGCGCTCCCAGGCTGGTGCAACGATGAAGCTCTACATCGATCGCATCAGCAGCGGCGGC